CCAAAAGCAGATATGTAATGTATTAGGATGGGATGACAAGTTACTCAATAGTGACGAGGGAGCGAAGTACGACAACATAGCCCATGCACGAAAAAGGGTAATCACGGACAATATAGCTCCTGACTTGAATATGTTGGCAGAGGCGTTAAACAGTCAGTTCTTACCGAGATTCAAAGGATATGAGAATACCTGCATTGAATTTGATTACATGGAACTACCCGAAATGCAAACCGACACTAAGGACTTAGTGGAGTGGTTAGGTCAGGCGTTAGACAGGGGTGTAGTTACCAGGAATGAGTTTAGACTAGCGATTAGCTACATAGAGAGCGAGGACGAGAATATGAATAAGTACACGGTTAACATGAATACAATGAGCTTAGACGAGGCTTTAGACCCTAATTTTAATATTGAATAGATATGGCTACTACGGTTAATTTAGATAGAGCAATAGAGATGAACATTACCTATCCTTTAGGGGTCGATGAGACTATAACCATAACCTATGATGACGAGGTGACGTTAACGGACACTTACCAGATAGTGATAGCTGACAACTCGGATACAATCATAGAGACGATAACGGAGGCGGATGCGGCTTTAACTAAGTCTACCAATCAGCTTATTTGGAACATTAACTATGAGGATGGTGGTTTATTGAGTGCTAATTTAAACTATCAATACGAGATACAGAATACGACAGGCGATTACAGGGATTTTAAAGGTACAATATCGGTAACTAAAACTATACAGTAAATGGCAACGGTAACAATAGAGAGTAGTTTTGAGGTAACGGTAGGAGCGGTAACGGCAACGACCATAACGGTAGATTACCTAGCGGGTCAGGACGGCACAAGTTTTGTTAACGATGGATCGGTAGATGTTTATGCTAACTCATTACGAGTTAACCTAACGCCAACAGGAACGCCAGAGATAGGTACGTTATATTGGGATACGGATCATGATTGCCCTGCTATTAAGATGAACGCAGACGTATCAGCACAGATACCGTTAGAGAGTATGGTATTAGTCGTTAATAAGACAGGGGTAACGATTAGTGACGGTGATGCTGTTTACATATCGGGGGCACAAGGCAACAGGCCTACAATAGCATTAGGTAAGGCGGATGCTTTAGGTACAAGTAGGATAATAGCGGTTGCCACTCAGGACATAGCTAACAATGCTGAGGGTTTTGTCACTACGTTTGGGGAGGTACATGATTTTGATACAAGTGGTTTTACTGAGGGTGATACACTTTACTTGTCGGCAAGTACGGCGGGCGTCATTACAAATACAGCACCAACAACACCTAACTATTTAGTAGAATTAGGAACGGCATTAAACTCAACAGTTAACGGTAAAATACTCCTATCGCCTAAGATACCAGTAGCATTAGATACAGCATTAACATTAGATTCTGATTTAGTAGTACCCTCTCAAAAAGCAGTTAAAGCGTATGTAGACGATAACGCAGGGGGTGGGGGTATTTATCGCTCATGGAGGGGGTGGTTTGATGCAGTTAATACAACAAATTATGTAGGAATAGCCGCAACTATTAATTATAATAATGAGATAGCGTCAGATACAGGACAAACAAACCCACTAAGTATAACGGGTTTAGCATTCGAGCTGAGTTTTAAAGCTCATTGGATAATTCAAGAGGATGAAACTATCGAAGAGTTTAGGATGTATTTACCTAACGGAAATAGATTTACAAAAATATGTTTAGTGGCTGTGAAGTGGGATGAGGGTTTAACAGCTAATGATTTAGAAAGACAAGTTAAATTAATAGAGTTAGACACTGCTACTGAATCTTTTAGTGCAAGAACAACATATACATATACTGCGACAGACTTTATTGATACAAGTTTAAAAGCGGGTGACCATATTTTCATGTTTACAATAATGAATGGTACATCTGATTATAGAAATGATTGGTTTATGTTAAAAACATCTCTAACATGATAGTATATTCAGTAAAAAATGATAAAATATTCGCTGTTCACAGACGAGCAAACGACTATGTGCTGCAAGAGAACGAATACCAATCGAACACATGGTATCTAAAACCCTATTTCACAGGTACGGAAGTAATAGAATCTATTACCCAAGCCGAAATAGACGAAAGGAACGCATTAGAGTTAGAACAACAAAATATTCAAGACGTGGAACGACAACTATCAAAAGCCAACGGAATAGCATTAGCAATATTTGTATTTGTACGTAAGGATAGCGTAGGGTTAACGGATAACCAAAAGAGTGTTTTAATGGGTTTAGCGGCACTTTTACGCAACGGCAATATAGAACAAGCACAGGCAGACTTTAACGCAATTACAAGGCCCGCAAACGCTAATAAAATGCAGAGGGTTTACGACAGACTAAAAGAACAATTTGATAACTTATAAAAATCATGGCATACATAACTAATAACAGCAGTTTAGAAATAGCAAGAGGAAAAATTAGCAGACTTTCAAGTGTTAATAAGTTCGGGTCGAATACCACTAGCCCACAAGATACATGGCAAGAGGTTTGGGACGGGTCTACTGCTTACTCATTCCCTACGACAGCCGTAATTACATCCATGAGCCAAACAGCTAACCAAGCGGCTTTAACTGGCGAGACTATTGAAATACAAGGATTAGATGAGAATTGGAATCAAGTCACCCAAACAGCCGATTTAGACGCCTCAGATACCACAACGGTAGTAACCCTGACTACTCCGTTAATACGAGTATTTAGAGCAAAGGTACTGGCAGATGTCGTTACAACTTCACCCGTCAGAATACATAATGCAGGTGAAACAACCGATTACGCCATTATTAGCACAGGCGAGAACCAAACGCTAATGGCTATCTATACCGTACCTGCAAACTGCAAAGCATACATAACTCAATACTATTGCGGATATGTTAGGGACGCTGTAAAAGACCCTGACGGTATTCAGTTTAGATTACGTTTTGCAGACAGGGCTAACGGGTACGAGTTCCAGACAAAGCATGAATTAGGCGTACCTAAACAAACGACTAGAACGCCACACCATTTTAACCCGTATTACGTAGCAACGGAAAAGACGGATATAATTATAGATGCTTACTCTGATAATGCAACAGCACACACTCATGCAGGATTTGACATTATATTAGAGCAAATTTAATGGCGAGTAGGCGTAAATATCGTTTATCATGGCAGAGATGGCACAGACAGTATGAGAGGCAGGCACAGCGTAAGTTAATGCGGGTGTTTGTCAGGTGGGCTAGAGATATACCGTGGACTCAATTAAAAGAGGTAGGGTATAAGGATCAGATTAAGGTAGACGAGACATTAATGCAAAAGGCGTTCTTTGATATTTATAAGACAATAGGACTAACGCACGGGCATAGGGTAGGTAAATCAATTAACCAACAATTAAAAGAGTTTACTAGCGATAAGTTTATTGGTAAGTTTTTAACCGAGTTGGATATGTACCTACGGCGGTTTGGATTACCAACGATACGAACGATTAGCGAGAGTTACCGAACAGAGATAATAGATTTACTAGCCAAACGATTAAAAGAGGGTAAGACCATACGAGAATCAGCCAGAGAGATAATGAGAATGGTATCAAGCCCTAGATTTTACAGGTGGCAGGCGTTGAGAATTGCCCGTACTGAAACCACAAGTGCGGCTAATTTCTCGGCAATACAAGCGGGTGGCGTTAGTGGGTTTTTGATGCAAAAGGAATGGATTAGTGCGTTAGACCCACGCACAAGGCGATTGCCAGAGGATAGATTCGACCACTACGATATGAACGGGGTCAGAGTAGGGCAGAATGAGGCGTTTATGGTAGACGGCAAGTATGGTGATGAGGCGTTAATGTATCCAGGTGATAAAGGTCAAAACGGACAGCGTACAAGTCCAGGGAATACAATAAATTGCAGATGTGCGGTAGCGTTAGTACCTGCAAGAGATAAGAACGGGGATTTAATCCCTGTATAATCAAGGTAAAAAAACATTATATTTGTATATTATGAGAGGAATGTTAGAATTTAAGTCGTTAGCGGGTCAAATTAAAGACCTAGACATGAATAAAAGAATCGTAACAGGTTATTTAGCCGCATTTGGTAATAAGGACCTACACGGTGATATTATCGAAAAGGGAGCGTTTAAAAAGAGTATTAGCGAACGCATGAAAAACATCTTTTTCCTTAATCAGCACCGATGGGATCAGCCACATGGTAAATTTAAGGTGCTAAAAGAGGACAGTAAAGGGCTGTACTTTGAGAGTATGCCGTTAGTCGATACGACCTATTCAAGTGATTTATTAAAGCTGTATGATGCGGGGGTTATTAATGAGCATAGTATAGGATATAGTACGGTCAAATCCGAATGGGATAATGACAAAGATATACGATTCCTAAAAGAAATAAAACTCTATGAGGGGTCTAACGTAACTTTGGGAGCAAACCCAGAAACACCATTTACAGGTGTTAAAGCAAAAACACTAAAAGAGATAAATGACGAATGCACGGCTATCACAAAGGCGATGCGTAACGGTACATTTACGGACGAAACATTTGCGTTATTAGAGGTAGCTCTAAAACAGTTACAGCTAAACGCTTACGAATTAGGAAAATCACTCAAGAATAATGAGCCGTCAGGGGACACTCAGGTAATTGTTGAGCCGAATTACATAGAAATTATTAACGAATTTAAAAACACATTGTAATATGAACGATGAACTAAAAAAAGCCCTTGACGGATTAAAAGTAGAACTTGAGGGTAAAAGCAGAGATGAGGCTAAGGCTTTGGTAGATGCTTTTGAAGAAAAGTTTAACGGTGCTATTGAGGAAGTAAAGAACTCTAACGAGGCATCATTAGACGAGGTTAAAGGTGGCTTGACAGCTATCCAAGACCATTTAGACAAATTGGATGTCAAAATGCAAGAAAAAGCTAAAAAGGAAGCCCAAACAGGTGATGCGTTGAAAAACGTAATTAGAGAAAACTTTGATAAAATCAAAGAAGCACCAAATAAAAAGGTGAATATCAAAGCGGCGGGTGATATGACATTATCTGCATCTTTGACAGGAGACCAATACAGAGACTTTAGTTACGAAGTAGCCGCAGTTCCTGGTCAAATGCTTAACGTATCTGATTTGGTAGGATCATTACCAATCACAGGAGGTACTTATACTTTCCCTAGAGAATCAGGTGGTGAGGGTACGATGACTACCCAAACAGAGGGGTCTGATAAGGCACAGGTCGATTATGACTTTACTATGGTAGACGTGAACACAGATTTCATTGCTGGATTCTGTAACTATTCACGCAAAATGGCTAACAACCTGCCATTCCTAGAATCATTCTTGCCACAGGCTTTACGTAGAGATTACTGGATAGCTGAAAATACTGTATTTGACGCTGTACTTGCCGCAGGTGTTACCGCATCTACAGAGGTGATTACTTCACAAAATAAAGTAGAGATGCTTATCGCAGAGATTGCAACACTAGAGGGGTCGAATTTCTATCCTAATGGTATTGTAGTTACTCCCGCTGATTACTACGACATCTTAATTACTGAGAAGTCAACAGGAGCTGGATACGGATTACCAGGTATGGTAACTATTGACGGTGGTTTGAGAATTGGTGGAATACCAGTTTATAAAGCTAATTGGGTAGATGCTAATAAGTACTATGTTGGTGATTGGAGTCAGGTTAGACGAGTTGTAACCGAGGGGTTAGGAGTTTCATTCTCTGAGCATGATGAAGACAACTTTAGAACTAACTCTATTACAGCTAGAGTTGAGGCACAAGTTGGATTAGCTATTCACAGAGTAGACGCATTAATTTACGGAGACTTTACAGCAACCTAAAATTTAGGTATAATTTATAGCCCTGCCCTTTTTGGGTGGGGTTTTTTTGGACTATGGTAGTAATGTATTTATTTTATAACCAACACAACGCAATTAAACGGCTAGAGCGGTTAGGTTATGACAATCTAGGGGTAAGGACTGTAATTGTCGATGACGGCAGTAAAACACCCTTAAAATGCGAATGGGCGGAAGTTTACCGTATTGACGAGGATATGCCATGGAATATGCCACAAGCGAACAACTTAGGATTTAGTAAGATTAGAGGCGAGGTAGTTTTACGTTTGGATATGGATCATTACTTTGAGCCAGAGGACTTGATAAAACTAAGTAAAATAGAGTTACAAGATAAGCAAATAATCAAGTTTAAGCGTACCTTTAACGGCAAAACAGTAAACGTAGGCAAAAACATCTATTTAGCAAGAGTTGACGATATAGTAAACGTAGGTGGTTATAACGAGGTGTTTTGTGGGAATTACGGTTATGAGGACGCTGATTTAATGGACAGACTAAAGCGTGCGGGTTTTAAAGTTACGATAAGCAATATTATCTGCAAGGTAGACAACAATTTTACCACAGGACTAAACAGAGATACAACAATCAATTACAGAAAATACAAACAACTAAATGAAAAAAGCACTATGTAGCGTAATTACAGGAGGTTATGATATGTTACCTGTTGCACCTAAATTAGACGATTGGGATGTAATTATGTTTACCGATTACCCGATAGAGGGCAACGTAAACGGGTGGGAGATTAGGAACTTACCAAAAGTAGATGACCCGTTAATACAATCAAGAGACATCAAGATTCGCACTCATGTACACCTACCCGAATATGATATGGTATGTTATATTGACGGCAACCAACAGCTACTAAAACCGCCTCCTAATGAGCCAGTATGGTATCAGCACGCCAAACGTACAAACATATTCCAAGAGGCCAATCAGATAATTAAAAACGGTAGATTCCCTAAAGACTTGATAAATGCTCAGATGGACTATTACCGTAGTCAAGGTTATGAGGATTGCGGGCTTTATTTAAACGGTTTCCATGTACGTTCTAACCGTGACGAAGCTATTAACGAGTTGCATGAGTTTTGGTTTGCTGAGACTTGCCGATTCTCACCACGAGACCAATTAAGCCTGCCTTATTCCATTTGGTACACAGGTATAGAGCCGACAAATATTCAATGGCCATCAGATAAAGAAAAATACGCTATTGTCGTTAAAGGGCATAAGCAAAATTACTATGCAAATAATTAGAAAGTATAGCAATTACAAAGAGTACCTAAAACACCAAAAGGAAAAGTCACTAAATACCCACAGAATAAAAAAGTGGTTAGGTGTAGAGTGGAAGCCAAAGGTAGAGATGTTTTTAAGCCATTTTAAACGCAATAAAAAGTATTTAGTTAAAGGTGGTAAGGCGTTAGGCATTTGCGCAAGGACAGGGCAAGAGATAGAGGCATTAAATACGTTAGGTATGAAAGCCGTAGGAGTGGATATTGTACCTTATCCGCCATTAGTTATATTTGGTGATGCTCATAAGTTACCATTTAACTGTAAAAGATTTGATTTTGTATTTAGTAACAGCTTTGACCATTCCATTTCGCCTAAAGTATTTATTAGCGAAATGCTACGGGTAATTAAAACGGGCGGTTATGGTATGTTGCACCTACAATTAACGGACGAGGTGGACGTTTACGCCGAAAACATACTAACAGACGAAAAGCCAGTTTTAGAGTTACTAGAGGGCGTTAAAATAGTCGAGAACAGAGAAGTAAACGATATTTGTTACAACAGAGAAATAGTATTTAGAAAATTATGAGACCATCCGTTCACCATATCACTCCAGGACGTGCCGACAAGAACTACGGCAGAGCCATTAACGAACTAATAGAGTTCCTACCTGACGAGGACTGGATATGTTTACGAGACATAGACACCATGCCGCTACATCATAGGGTATTCTTTAAACAATGTGAGGATATTGCCGCAAGTGGCGAGTGGGATTTAGTAAGCTGTAAGACTAACCGAATAGGTGTAGTACATCAGTTACACGGACATCAAAAGAGCGAAAACTTTGACGTAAAACATCATATTGAAATAGCACACCAACGATACGAGCAGTACGGATCTGAGGTGATTAAGTCTTGTGGTTTGGTTGCGGGGGTAATGATGTTATTTAGTAAACAGACATGGGAGGACGTTGGACGGTTTAAAGAGGGTGGTGTACAAGTTGACGGGTCTTTTTTAGATTGGCATTTTAGCAGTTCGGTTGAGCGTATTGGTGGTAGGATAGGGATAGCTAGAGGCATTTACCTATGGCATACGTACCGAGATTGGGCGGATAATACACGGTCGAGAATGGCACAAGAACATTTGTATTAATATATTTTGTAAATTTACATAAATCATACATTATGAAATTAAGAGCAATCAGAAACCACTATAAAGATGGAAAATACATCTATATTGGTACTGAATATTTTGCTGATAAGCTATTTGCTGAATCAGTAGTAAAAAGAGGTATCTGTGAAATAGTGGAACTACCTAAACGCAAGAACAAGAAACACCCAAGAACGAAAAAGGGAGCAATAGAAAAAAAGTAAGATAATATGGCATATTTGGACGTAATTAGCTTAGCCGATGCAAAGCTATATTTAAGGGTTGACGATACTCTGACTGAGGACGATGACCAAATAACACTAATGATTAAAACGGCATTACGTCATATTGAAAAGGTGACAAATGTCATGGTTTACGATAGGGATAAGACGTTCAGATTCATTGACGGGTCGGTACGGGTTTATGACTATCCTATTAACTCGGTAATAAAGCCGTCTAAAATGGTTTACGCTACGGGTACGGCACAATGCACCTCTGTAATTGCAACGGACACTATTACGGTAAACGGACTACTCTATACTGCTGTTAGTGGCGATCCTGCCGATGATACACAGTTCAGTATCGGTACAGATACGGCTTGTGCTACATCATTAGCCAGAGCGGTTAACGGTGATAGCAGAGCGGGTACTTTAGGTGATGTCTCGGCTACGAGTACGGGCGATACCGTTACATTTACCTCTGACAGAGACGGTTACGATGGTAACGCCGTAACTTTATCCCAAACAGGCGGAACGATTACATTGAGCGGTGCAACCTTTAGCGGAGGGTTAGACGGTGATTTAGATAGCTACGAGGAAAGTACACTTTATACCGAGTATTGTTACGGGTCAAGCAACTCAGATTTGATACTTAACGTAGGTTACACAGACCCTACGGACGTGCCTAGCGACTTAAAACAGGTAGCCTATGAAATAATTAACTTGCTTTACTATGAAAAGCAAACAGGTAGAGGTATGGACCAATTAAGCACTTTGGCACGTGAAGTATTAGAGACTAACAAACGGTTTATTATATGAACGCTCGTAGCTTAAATAAACGTATTGAGTTTTGGCAATCGGCGGCAACGACTGACGGTTACGGTGGTAGTACAGTTACCGATACTCAAATTACAACCTCATGGGCTATGCTTAAAACACAGGGGTCTGAAAAGGTAAGTGAGTTAGGACTAGACTATACTAAAGAAACGGTATTAGTAACTGTAAGAAAGCGTAATGATATAGATTTGAACAGTAAGACCTTGTATGTCAAGTACCGAGATAATAGGTATTCAATAGCGTCTTTTCCGTCTAACAAGGACTTTAACGATGCTTATATTACCTTTTTAATGGTTAAACAAAAGCCAGACAGTAGAACGGCACAAACAGTTATACCGTAATGGCTAAACAAGGGATATACGTAGATGTTGACGGTACTAAGGCAGTCTCTAACGCTATTAAAAAGTATGGCGAGGAGGGGCGTAGGTTAGTAGTAGAATTGACCGAAATTGCAGGTAAAGAAACGGCTAGAGAAGCTAAAGTTTTTGCTCCAGTTGATACAGGTAAATTAAGACAATCAATAAAAGCAGAAAAACAGAATAATTATCTATGGTTTGTAACGGCATACGAGAAATACGCTAGATGGGTAGAGTTTGGTACAAGTAAAATGGCGGCTCAACCTTTCATGCACCCTGCGTTTAGAGTTATAGCCAAGCAATACATAAGAGATTTGAAACGACAGTTTAGTATATTGTCTAATAAATTCAATAAATAATGGACAAGTCATTACCTGATAAGTGGATAAGAAAAGCACTATTTGACCTTTTAGATGGTTTGGTGGTAGATACCGAAACGGTGTATATTTATGATACAAGGATTACAGGAGTAGATGAGCCTAATAATTATATTATAATGTCAACACAATTAAATGAAGTAGATAAATTTAATAAGTGTGAGTACCTATGGGATAGTGAGATACTGTTAGACATTAGGACGGTATATCAAAGAGCGGGTAATCCTGGAAGTCGATTATTAGTAGATAACATCTTAGACGCCGTTAGAAACCTTGTAAAAGACATAGATTTAGACGTTAGTAGCGGACTAACGATTAACAATAGAATACTATCTTTTCCTAATGATTTGGTAGAGATAGATGACACGGAAATAACATACCGAAAGTTCCTACGATTACAGTTGTGGATTGAGTAGGTTAATTTTGTATATTTGAGTATTATTTAATTTATAAATTATTATTATGGCTACAACCTTTATCAAGGGTGAAGACTTAATTTTGTACGTCTATACGGATTCTAGTTGGCTACCGATTGCCTGCTTGACTTCGAATAGTATCAACAGGACTAAGAACATCATCGAAACGACAACTAAATGTGATCCAGGCGAAACTATTAGAGCGTCAGGGTCTAAATCCTATGAGATACCTTTCGAGGGTATTTACATAGACACAACCTCTAGCCCATCAGGTGACACTACAAAAGTTTCACATGACAGGTTAATGACTTTGTTCGAAACTGATGACGAGCAGGAGTGGAAAATGGACACAGGATTGACTGATACCGTTGCTTATTTTGGCTCAGGTATT